GTCGGGCTGACCGGCGGGCTGGCGTACAACACTGGTGCCGCGATCAAATATCTGTGGCGCTGGAGTCGCAAGGGTGGGGCCGAAGACCTGCGCAAAGCGCGCTGGTACGTGGATCGACTGATCGCCGAGGTGGAGGGTGCGGCGGGATGATCACCGCCATCAAATGGGGCGCCATGTACGGGATGTTAGATGACGGAGACGAGATTCGTCCGGAGGTTGTCCAGCTAGGTGATCGTCTGATCATACCCGGCGACCGTATAACTCGGATCGGCAGCAAGGACCGGAGCTCGTTTCATATGCAGGGTGGCTTCTGGCTTGAATATGCCGGCCGGGTAGACAACGCTCTCCTGTTCACGTCCGGTCCGTCTGGAGTCGATGGCAACCCGTGGTATTATGCCTTTTTCTATGTCGATCCGGAGACTCTCCTTATTGGGGGTGGAACCGGATGCATGGACATCCGGGCAGACCGGATTGACTTCGCATCATAGGGGATGGGCCATGGAACACAAGATCGATCTTATTGCGCTTTTGAATTACATCGACCCGGCAACGCTCGACTACCAGGAATGGCTCAACGTGGGTATGGCCCTCAAGCACGAGGGCTATACCGCGGCGGATTGGGATGTCTGGAGCAAGCGTGACCCGGCCCGTTACCACCCCGGGGAGTGCTTCCGAAAGTGGGAAACTTTCGACGGCGCGACAAACCCGGTCACAGGCGCCACAATAACGCAAATGGCCAAAGAGCGCGGCTGGACTCCGCGGGGCAGCCGAGAGGATCGGGAGCTCGGCTGGGACGACGAAATCGCCGGTGATTATGTCGTCGTCGATCGCAACTGGATCGAAGGGCGAGAAATCCACGAGCCATCCGACTGGAACCCGGTCCAGCAGTTGATTACCTACCTGCAGACGCTCTTCGAAGCCAGCGAGCACGTCGGATATGTGACGGAGTCGTGGCGAAGCGAAGACGGGAAATGGCTGCCGACAAAAGGGGCATATGACCGGACGGCCGGCGAGCTGATCCAGGCACTCAGCAGCTGCGGCGGCGATATCGGCGCGGTCCTGGGCGACTACAACCCGGAAGCCGGCGCCTGGATACGCTTTAACCCGCTGGACGGCCGTGGAGTGAAAAACGAGAACGTGACCGATTATCGGTATGCCCTTGTTGAGTCCGACGACATGGACATTGAAAAGCAGCACGCCATCATGCGCGAGCTGGAACTGCCGATCGCAGTGCTCGTCTACAGCGGGGGCAAGAGTCTCCATGCCATCGTCCGGGTCGAGGCGGCCAACTATGATGAGTACCGGAAGCGCGTCGACTACTTATACAACGTCTGCAAAAAGAACGGACTCAGCATCGACAACCAGAACCGGAATCCGTCCCGACTTTCCCGGATGCCGGGCGTTGTGCGGAAGGGCAAGAAGCAGTTCATCGTCGACACCAATATTGGCAAGTCGAGCTGGACGGAATGGTACGAGTGGATCGAGGCTCAGAACGACGATCTACCGGATCCGGAAGGATTGGCGGACCACTGGAACAACATGCCGCCGCTGGCGCCGGCGCTCATCGAAGGCGTGCTGCGGCAGGGGCACAAGATGCTCATGGCCGGACCGTCGAAGGCCGGGAAATCGTTCGCCCTAATCGAGCTCTCCATCGCGATTGCAGAGGGAACGAAATGGTTCGGCTGGCAATGCGCGCAGGGAAAAGTGCTGTACGTTAACCTGGAGCTTGACCGAGCCAGCTGCCTGCACCGCTTCAGGGACGTGTATCAGGCGTTGGGGCTGCCGCCGCGGAACATTGACAAGATCGACATCTGGAACCTCCGCGGCAAGTCCGTGCCGATGGATAAGCTCGCGCCGAAACTGATCCGGCGCGCGGCCAAGAAGGGGTACATCGCCGTTATCATCGACCCGATATACAAAGTCCTTACCGGCGACGAAAACAGCGCTGATCAAATGGCCCACTTTACGAATCAATTCGACAAGATCGCAACGGAGCTGGGCGCCAGCGTGATTTACTGTCACCATCACAGCAAGGGCGCCCAAGGCGGCAAACGGTCGATGGACCGGGCCAGCGGATCAGGAGTCTTCGCCCGGGATCCGGACGCGCTGATCGACCTTGCGGAACTTGAGGTTACAGAATCGCTGCTCAAACAGGAAGAAAACAAAGCGATCTGCGGCGTGTATCACGATCTGCTCGCCAAGTACAACTGGGATTACCTCAATGAGCATGTGTCCCAGGACGACGTGCTGAGCGCGAGAGCGATGGAAGAGCACGCCAGGAAGGCCATACCGGACCGCATGGCTGAAGCACAGGAAGCGGTCAGGCAGGTCGTCCAGAGTGTGCGGAAACGGACGGCCTGGCGAGTGGAAGGGACGCTGCGCGAATATGCGAAGTTCGATCCGCTCAATATCTGGTTCCAGTACCCAATTCACCGCGTCGACGATGTCGGCAGCCTAAAGGATTTGCATCCATACGGGGAGCAGGAGGCGTGGAAAAAGGCTGCCGGCAAGCGCAAGGAGTCGGCCGAGAAGGAGCGCCGATCCAAAGAAGCGCAGTTTGAGGACGCGGTGGCCAACTGCAATTTCGGCGATCCGCCATCCGTGAGGGACGTCGTGGATTGGTTTGCAAAGGCCGGGAAAGAGGTGTCCGAACGGACGGTACGGGATTGGATCAAGCGATATGGTTATACGCTCAAGGACGGCCTGATTGTCAAAGTCGACGATTAGGAGGTGTTTGACTTGCAAGGATTCAACCTCAAGCAGGTCTGCAAACAGATCAAGGCTGCAGGCAGAAACAACATTCTGTGGTGGCGTAACGACGGGCGATTTTACATCACAAATCGGCACTGGATCATTCGGTTGCCGGACGATAAGTTGCCGCGGGAGATCCTGATCCAGCTCTTTTCGATCTTTGCCGAGATTCCCGCAGACGGCCAGATCCTTTCTGCAGTTGTCAGGAACAAAGAAAGCATTTCGATCCCGAAGGATTTGGACATTGTTTACGGCCACATGAAGAACATTAAGCCGGGAAAGATCACGCCGTTCATCAAGACATCAGAATCCAAGCACATTCCGAATCTGCGGGTGATTCAGTACAAGGATCAGATCCTTTATGTAAACGACGACTACATTCGAATGGTCGATATCGAGCGAGAGACGCCCTATTGCACGGGCAAGCATTCCCCGGTGTTCTTCCTGGACGGCACGTTCGCTGTTCTCCCGATGCGGCAAGACGACAGGTCGCGAAACGAGGAGACGGAGTTCATCAACAGCAAATTGATTGCGGCGACCATGGTTGATGCCGCCGCCGCCAACAACTGATTGATGGCGGACACCATGATTATTGCCGCCGCCGCCATGAAGAAAAACGCGGCGGGAACCATGGTGTTCGCCGCCGCCGCCGAACCGCAGGCGTGCCCTATATATTATATCGCGATATATCGCGCGCGCGATGTAATTATATTATTTGATTTTAATTTCATGATTATGATGACTGATAAGTCAGAGAAGGCTGCCGCCGTAAGGTAGGCGGCGGCAGCCCCTTCTGACATCACTGACTACCCGCGCGAGAAAGGGAAGAGGATCATGGCAAAGCAAAAAGTGTATGCCAACAAATACTGGGAAGAAGAGAAAGCCGAAACAATCGAGTTTGGAAACTCATTCATCCGCTGTTATGACCGGGCCGGGAAACTGCAGTTCGGAGTGAAGTACCGCAATAAAGCCGGTGAAGATGTCTACCAGGTCAAGTTCGTGCTCGACCGCAAAGAACTTTTCTCCAGCGATGAGGCGCCGAGCTACCTCCGGCAGCTGATCAGCGACTGGGAAGAGATGATCGAGGGTCGTGGCGATGACGACTGAATTCTTCGTGCCGATGCGCAAAGTCCCGACCGTCACGCATCAGCAGAAACAGGTCACCATGAGGAACAGCAAGCCGGCATTCTACGAGCCGGCCGAAGTGAAGACAGCCAGATCGAAGCTCCTGGCACACCTCGGGAAGCACGTGCCTGCAAAACCCTACACCGGACCAATTCGGCTCATCGTCAAGTGGTGCTACCCGATCACGGGTAAGCATGCGAATGGCGAGTGGAAAACGACCAAACCGGATGTGGACAATGCGCAGAAGCTGCTCCAGGATTGCATGACTGCTCTCGGATTCTGGAAAGACGATGCGCAGATCGCCAGCCTGATCGCCGAGAAGTTCTGGGCGCGGATCCCGGGCATCTATATCCGGATCGAGGAGCTGTAGCCGATGGACTACAGGCGGTTTTATGACGAGGTCGTCGAATGGATCGGACAAGCCAACCAGCAGGCCATGCAGCACGGGATGGCGAGCGAGGCATTCTGGGGCTGGGTGACGAGCTCTACGGCGGACATTTGCCGGCGATATGGCGACAATCCGCTGGTGATCCGGCAGATGATGATGCTGACGGAATGGCTCGAGAGCGCGATGGAAAGGAGCAAGGCGCCATGAAACCCCACCGCCTGTACAGACACAGCAAGCGCGTCAGCAGCGAGACTGGCGTGGTGATAACCGCGCCGGCTCCGCCGATCAGACGAGCGACGTATCAGGAGCGGATCGACATCATTCGCAAGGTGTTGGCTGCGTCGCCGCCGGCTGAGCGGCGGGCGATGCTGGTAGAACTGGTGAGGGAGGAGCTGAGCGAGTCATGAGCGCGAAACATGTGCTGGTATGCTGGGAGTGCGGCCACCCGGGGGAGCTGCGGGACAACCAGACGTACTGCGACCATTGCGGGCCGGGCGTGGAGCTGGTGGCGGCGCCGGATGAGGCGAGCGTGTACGGGATTGACTGCCGGGACGGGAGGTGTGAGTTTTGATGAGCACTATCCTTTCGGCCAAAACGGTGACGACCCGGAAACCGCACGCT